GCGTTAGAACAAAACACGAACATTTTCTTGACTGCTTACTCCGCTCGTGGCATTCTTAGTTATAGTGGGAGAAATGGCGCCGACGGCCATGAAGCCGCCCCAAGCCGCTCCGGCTTTCCACATATTCTTCTTTCCGACGCGCCCGCGGCCCGACTGGGCGCATCGCGCGCGCCCGTCTTTTCGGAGCTTGCATGTCCGCGCTTGATCTCTTCCTTCCGCTCGCCAAGGTCGACCTCGACCGCCGCCTCGTCACCGGGGTGGCGACCGCGGAGACGCCCGACCGCGCGGGCGAGATTTTCGACTACGCGTCGAGCAAGCCTTATTTCGAGCAATGGTCGAAGGACGCGCTCGCCGCGAGCGGCGGCAAATCATATGGCGCAGTCCGCGCCATGCACGCGCCGATCGCCGCCGGGAAGCTCACCGACATCGCGTTCGACGACGACGCCAAGCGAATCACGGTGGCGGCGAAAATCGTCGATGACGATGAATGGCGCAAGGTTCAGGAAGGCGTCTACACCGGCTTCAGCCAGGGCGGGCGTTATGTGGAGCGCTGGCCCGACCCCGAGACCGGCCTCGTCCGCTACACCGCCGAGCCGCACGAAATATCGCTCGTCGATCTGCCCTGCGTGCCCAATGCGACGTTCGACGTTGTCAAGGGCGACGTGGTCGAAAGGCGCGCCTTTGCGTCGCGTCCGGATCCGATCGAAGACGGCATCAACGGAGACCCTGACGCCGACGACGAAACTCTCGACGCCGACAAGCGCGAGTACTCGGCCGCTCAGCGTGAAAAGGATGCTGAAGCGGGAGTCGCCATGCCCGACGGCTCCTATCCAATCCGCTCGGAGGAAGACCTCGAGAACGCGGTGCGCGACTTCTACCGCGGTGGTCAGGAACCGGATGTGAAGGCTCACATAATTGCGCGCGCCAAGGCGATCGGCGCCGAAAACGCGCTTCCTGACGACTGGAAGGAGGTAGCCGACAAAGCGGCGGCTCCCTTCGTCGTCGCGAACGCGTTGAGGACGGCGCCTGAGGCGCTCGCCAAAGCCGCCGCCGCCCTTACCGACGCGGCGCGCAAACTTGAACGCGCCGCGGATGAGAACGCCAGCCTACGCAAGGCGCTCGACGAATTCTCACCCGCGCTCGCGGATCTCCGAAAGCGCATCGCGGCGCTCGAGGCCCAGCCGTTGCCGGCCAAGGCCGCGCTACGCGCGGTCGCCAAGACAGCCGACGGCGCCGACGACGCCTCGGTCAGCGCTGACGACGCCATCAGGCGCCTCGCGTCGCTGCCGGCTCAGGAGCGCGCTCTCGCGTTGACCAAGCTCAGCCTCGCCCATCCGATACCGCGCGTCGTGTGAACGTCGCCGCTCGGCTAACCATTCAATCGCCGGTCCTTGAAGTTCCGAAAGTCCGCCGCCGTTAAAGATTCGTGGCGGACCCGAGGATCGCTGACGCCGCGGCGTCCAGCGAGGCGGCGGCCGAAGTTCGTCCCGGACCGTTGCCTCGCTCACGGCGGCGATCGGTCGACCGCACGCAGCTTCGACCGCCGCCATTGCACGAACGCTGGGCGCGCAGACGCGTCTGAGAGTCGGGAATGGCGCTTGAGCGCGTCGCTCTCGCCAACTGCGCGCAGCTCGAAACGGGCCTCGCGCCGTTCACAAGCCTCGATACGCAACACTCTCGAACGCTCTCCTTCTATCCAATCCAAAGGACCAAGCTTATGAATATCGCCCAGCGCACCCAGGAAACCCTGGGAATGATGAAAGAGTCGCTCGCCAAGAACGTCACTGTATCGACTGGCCTGACGGCTTACGACCTGCAAGCGCCGGCCAAGAACCTCTATCCGACGATCACCCCACTGAGAAATTCGCTTCCTCGCGTAGCGCGGCTCAACCCGGGCGACGCCGCCCGCTGGCGGTCGATCACCACCCTGACCGGTTCGGGTTTCGACGCAATGGGATGGGTGCCGGAAGGCCAGCGCTCAGCGAGCATGAGCTATCAAGCCGTCCTGAACACGGCGCCGTACGTAACTCTCGGCGAAGAAGACACAGTGACGTTCGAAGCCGAAGCGGCCGCTCAAGGCTTCGAAGACGTCAACGCCACCGCGACCTTGCGCATCCTTCAGAAAACGATGCGTAAGGAGGAGACCGCGCTGCTCGGCGGCAACACCTCCCTCGCGCTCGGAACCCCGGGCGCGCCGACCCTGAGCGCCTCGGGCGCGGGCGCGACCCTGCCGGCGGCCACGTATTCGGTCATTGTCGTCGCGCTGACCTTCGAAGGGTACCGCAACTCGACGCTCGCAGCGGGCGTTGCGACGACCAAGAGCATCACCGGCAACGACGGCAACACCTATACCTTGAGCGGCGGGTCATCGATGCGCAGCGCCAACGCGACTCAGGCCGTTGCGCTTGGCCAGACCCTCTTTGCAACCGCCCCGCTCGTTAACGCGGCCGTCGCTTATGCATGGTATGTCGGGGCTGCCGGCTCAGAAACGCTCCAGGCGATCACGACAATCAACAGCGCCGCCTTTAGCGCGGCGCTCACCCCTCTTCAGCAGCCAGCGACCGCCATTGTCGCTGACAATTCCCGCAACGCGGCGCTCGCCTTTGACGGATTGCTGACGGACGGCTTCAACCCCGCGACCGCCTCGTTCGTACAGGCGTTGGCGTCGGGTCCCGCCGGGACTGGGACGTTCCTTACAGCGTCGGGCCGAGGCTCCATCATCGAAATCGACAACATGCTGATGCAGATGTGGAACAGCTACCGGATCTCGCCAACCGTGATCTACGTCAACGCCCAAGAGCAGAAGAACATCACGGCGAAGTGCCTGTCGAACGCTTCCGGGCCGCTGGTCCGGTACAATGTGGATGCGTCCCAGTCCGCGCCGTACGAGTTCACCGCCTCGGGGGTCGTGCGCTGGTACTACAATCCGTTCACCGGCGTCGAGATCCCGCTTAACGTGCACCCGGATCTGACCCCTGGAACAATCCTGGCGTACTGTGAACGCCTGCCGGCATGGTATCAGTCGAACGAGACCCCCAATGTCGCGGAGGTTCTGACCCGGCGCGACTATTACCGGGTTGACTGGCCGGTCCGCACCCGTCGCCGAGAGTTCGGAGTCTACACCAAAGAGGTCCTCGCCGTTTACGCCTCGTTCGGCATCGGCATCCTGACCAATATCGGCAACGGCTGAAGCGCGGTCCCCCCTGGCCGCCGGGGCGGGCGTGGTTCGCCCGCGCGGCCGTATCCCACTGGGTCCGTCTTTGCGAGCGCCTGATGTCGCCTTTCGATCTGACCAATCTTGCGGCCATAAAGGCCTGGCTTGGACTGCCGCCTGCAGTCGGACCAAACGATGCTACGCTCTCGGCGCTCATTACAGCCGCAAGCCGGTCGATCTACGCGGCGCTAAGCCGTCCCAACCTGCTCCCCCAGTCGTACACCGAAACAATCGATCTCGAAACTCGACGCGTGACGTTGAAGCAATGGCCTGTAGTTAACGTCACGTCGGTGACGTGGCGCGGCATTCCCGTGCCGCCCGACCAGAATGCCGACCTCGAAGCTTCGGTCGGCTACGCCCTAGTGCCGAGCGACGGCGTTCCGCCAGGCCGGCCGCAAGCGCTCAACTTGTTCGGTCATCAATATGGGCCCGGTCGCCAAAGCCTGGTTGTGTCGTACAGAGCCGGATACGCGGTGCAAAACGAGGCGCGTAGCGTTCCCGCAGTCTCTCCGTTGCAGCTTCAGGCCTATTCGCCTTATGGAGTTTGGGGATCGGATCTCGGCGTAATTTACGCCGCGACTGCCGCGCCAATGACCTCGGTCGCGGCCTCGCCCGGCGCCGGGCAATATACTGTGAACGCCGGCGCCTATGGGTTCTCCGTGGCGGACGCCGGGCAGTCGGTTTTGATTTCCTACGGCTATGTGCCGCAAGACATTGCCCAGGCGGCGCTCGAACTGGCGGCGGAACGCTTTCGCGCCGCGGAGCGCATAGGCCTCAGGTCGAAGTCGATCGGCGGCCAGGAGACGATTGCCTACGACGTGAGCGCCGTGTCGGCGCCGATCCAGGCGATGCTGCAACCCTATAGGCGGGTTTCGCTCTGATGCTCGAGCTCAAGCTGGAAGGCCTCGAAGACGTAACCGCGCGGCTCGAAGCATATCCAACTGCGCTGTCGGCCGAACTCGACGCCGAGGCGACCAAGCTCGCGGGCGCGCTCCTCGACCTGGTCAAGGACGACAAGCTCTCAGGAGCCGTCTTGAATATCGGTTCCGGCGCCCTGCGCGATTCAATCGTGGCGAGCATCTCTTCCGATTCGGCCGGCATCGTTGCTTCGGTTGGCTCGACCGGCGACGTGAAATATGCGGCGATACAGGAATATGGCGGCAAGACGAGCGCGCACGAGATCCTGCCGGTCAAGGCTCAAGCGCTCGCCTTCGTCGCCGGCGGCGCCCAGCGCTTCGCCCTGAGGGTCGACCATCCAGGTTCGCTCATCCCCGAGCGGTCCTACCTGCGCTCGTCGCTCGACGACATGGAGGGCCAAATTCTCGACGCGCTAGCCGACGCCGTAGCTGACGCGTGGGAGGGCGCATGACACGCGAAGCGGCCTTCTCCGCCCTGTTCGCCGCTGTTTCCTCAGCCTATCCCTGGGGCCTGGCCTCGCGGCGGATGAAGCTCTGGAGCGAAGTTCCGGCGGCGCTGCGCCCTGCTTTCTTTCAGCTCGAAAGCGGGCCTGAAACGTACGAATGGGCCTCGCCTGCGACGCCGAAGCGGACACTCGAGGCCAAGCTCTTCCTCTATTTTGACGCCCGCGATCCGGCGACGCCGGGCGCGACGGCGATCAACAATGCTCTCGACGCGATCGACGCGGGACTCGCGCCAAGCGGGGCCGACTTGAACCTCGGCCGCCAGACCCTCGGCGGCATAGTGCAGGACTGCAAAATAGTCGGCGTGCCGGTCCGCGATACGGGCGATCTCGACGGCGACGGGCTTGCGGTTGTGGCGGTGCGGCTCGTTGGGCCGTGAGGCGGCGCTTTCCGCTGAGCGGCTCTGCGCCAACATACCGCCCACGCCAGAGGCCACGACCCAACCTTAAGATTCTTCAACGGAGCTCACCCTATGTTCGTATTCGGCTCGGGCGTGCTGACAGGCACGCAACTGAATGTACCAAATCCGACCCCTATCAATTTCGGGCTGGTGCAGAAAGTCAGCGTCAACACCTCCGTCAGCGTGAAGGAACTCTACGGCCAATATGCATTCCCGGTCGCCGTCGGATCCGGCACCCGCAAGGTACAGTGCAAGGCTTCATTGGCCCGCTTCAGCGGCCAAGCCCTCGGCCGGCTGTTTTACAATCAGGTTCCGACTGCAGGCTCGACGATCTCCCAATTTGCCGAGGTGCACGGCGTCCCAGCCTCCAGCCCGTACACCATCACAGTCGCCAACGCTTCTCACTTCGTCGCGGACCAGGGCGTGATCTACGCGGCGACGGGCCTCCCGCTGCTCAACGTTGCGACGCTGACGGCGGCAGGGCAGTACACGTTCAATGGGTCGACCGGCGTCTATACCTTCTACTTGGGAGACGTGGGCGCTAGCGTGCTCATCTCCTATACTTACAGTTCCACAGCCACGACCACGCAGAACCTCGCGATTGGCAACCCGCTGATTGGACCGACGTCGACCTTCGCGGCGACGCTGTTCGCGACCGACCCAACGACAAACGCGCAGTTCTCGGTCACGCTGAACCAGTGCGTCGCCAGCAAATTCTCATTCGATACAAACATCGAGGACTTCGCCAAGCCCGATTTTGAGTTCCAGGCTTTCGCCAACGCTGCGGGTCAGGTCATGACCTTCAACTTCGGAGACGCGGCGTGAGCGGCGAGGCGTTCGCTGTCTCGCTCGGAGGAAGAACCTGGTCGGTTCCACACTTGTCGTTCCGCGCCATCAAGGCGATCCAGCCAGCGCTGTTCGACGTTTATGTCGCGGCCGGCGGTCTTTCGATGTCAGGAGACTCGGTTGCGCGGCTCAGCGAAGCTGAACTCGATCGCCTCGCCGAAGCGACATGGCGCGCAGTCTCCTTTGTCGAGCCCGCGCTCTCGTTCGCCGACTTTCTCGACCTCCCGTTTTCGGTCGGCGATCTGATCCAGGCTTTCCCTTCGGTCGCCCGCGCGGCGGGGCTTCGCCCTGGAAGAATTGAGGATCAAGCTCAGCCTGCCCCAGCGACGCGGGAGGCGTCGCAAGACGCGGGAAAGTCGATTTCGACGCCCTGATCGCCCAGGTCGTCTGCAATACCGGCTGGGGCTGGGACCAGGCGCTCGATCAACTCACAATGCCGCGCTTCCTTGCCTTGCAGGCCGAATGGCGCCGCAACCCGCCAATTCACTGGCTCGCCGCCGCGGCGCTCAAATATCGCGCGCCAAACGACAGCGCCTCCTCGCGTCAGCCGACCGTCGCAGACCTGAAAGCGGCATTCCCGAACGGCGCGCTTTGAAAGAGCGAGCATAAGGTCAAGGACCTGCGATGGCCGACGCCAATGTTTCCGTCAGCTTCACCGCTTCGATCGCCGACTTCGTCTCTGGAGTGGGCGAGGCGAAGGATGCGCTGCAAAGCTTTTCAGCACCGTTCGGGGAAATCAACGCGCAGCTGGTTTCGTTCGCCAACGCTTCGTCCCAGGCCTTCGACCCTGATCGCCTGCGGTCCTACCGCGACGCGCTGGCCACAACCCAATCGCTCGAGCGGTCGTTTGCCGCCGATAGCGTTCGCGCTGCTGAGGCGGCGCGCGCCGGCGACGACGAATCGTACGCCGACGCCATGAGGGCGGCCCAGCTCGCAACGTCGGAAGAATTGAGGGTCGTCGCTGACGCAACCAAGCAGAAGCTCGCGCTCTATGCCGAGGAGGCGCGCTTCTACGAGATTACTCAGGAGCAGAAGCTCGCGCTCTCGCGGCAAGCCGTTGACGAGGAGTATGCCGACGAACTCGCCGCGCTGCAAAAACGCGAGGCGCTCGGCGACGAGTCGCTGGCGGCAAGGCAGCGCGTAGACGACATGATTATCGAGGCGACGCGCCGGCGCGACGATGAGACCGCAGCGTTAACCCGCTCTGCCTTGCAGCAACAGGAGCGCGACTATCAGTCGTTCGCCAATTCGATCATGGGAGCTTTCAACTCGCAATTGCGCGGACTGTTGTCGGGAACGGAGAATTGGCATACCGCATTCAAGAGCGTGCTCGACTATCTGCTGATCAGATTCATCGAGTGGTGCGAAACCACGGTCGAGCATTACGCCATAGCGGAAGCGCTGAAGACGGCCGCGACCACGACGGGCGTCGCCGCGCGGGCCAGCGCAGAAGACGCCGGCGCTGCCGCTTCAGCAGGCGCGCAAGGTGCGGCGATCATCCGGTCTATCCTGTCTTCGGCGGCTGAAACATTTGCGGGCGTGTTCGGTTTTCTCTCGCCGCTGATGGGCCCGTTTGCAGCCGGTCCGGCCGCAGCCGCTCAAGCCACGGTCGCGGGAATGGCAGGATCGGTCGCCTCCGCCGACATCGGCATGTGGCAGGCGCCGCAGGATATGCTGACTCTGATTCATCACAACGAACTCGTTATGCCGCAGGCGGAGGCGGGGGCCTTTCGCTCGCTTCTCACTGCGTCCGCGGGCGGCGCCCCGCCTGGCGCGTCGGTCGCCATTCATCCGACCACGAATTTCCACGTCTCCGCGCTCGACGCCGCGTCGGTCTCATCCTGGATGCGCAGCAACGGTCCGGGTATGACGAAGGCGATCGACGAAGCGGTGCGGCACGGCGCCGCGCTCGGGCTCAAGCGGCTCCGCGGCTAGTGGCGTCCGTCAACCTCACCGGCGTCCATCTTCTGCCGTCGACCGGCGAATTTGCTTACGATGTCTATCCCGCCGTCGGCGCACAGCGTGGATCAAACGGGCTCGACAACCTGACGGCCCAGAATACCTTCTCGAACCCAAGTCTTACCGACAACGTCACCGACTACACCAATTCGATCGAGCAGCTTCAGGCGCAGCATCCCGAATGCACTACGGTCTCGGTTGTTGTCTCCTGGTTCTTCGACTCCGAAGACGCTTCCACCTGCCAGGTCTATCCCTCGACAAATTTCATCTTGGGCGAGTTTCAGCAGAACGCAGGCTCAGGCTTCGCACCTGTGCACTGGATGGTGTCGAGCCTGACAGAGCAGAGCTATCCGGGCCTGATTCCGATCCCGGAAATTCGAACGACCTGGGGGTTCCAGGCTTCGTCTATGGGGGGACGCCCAGCGATCCGAGCGTCGTTCGCTGCATCCGCGATCTCAAGAGCCGCGGGTTCAAAGTTGTCTTTTATCCATTCCTGCTCGGGACGGGTCCCGGCTTTCCGTGGCGCGGGCGGATAAGTTCACTGCACGACCTCTCGCAACTCGCGACGAAGGACGTCAACGCCTTCATGGGCGGCGCGACGACGTCGAATTTTGCGCGCGATAGCGTGAATCTGACGGTTGCTTACAGCGGACCGCTGCTTGATTACACCTATCGGCGGATGATCCTGCACTACGCAAATCTTTGCATCGTCGCCGGCGGGGTCAATCTGTTTGTCATCGGTTCGGAGCTCCGCGGACTTGAAATCCTTCGGGGGCCGAACTGGACAAAGGCCGGCCAGACCGACAGCTCAGGCAACGCGATTTGGGACTACCCGATGGTCGCAGCGCTCAACACGCTCGCAAATGATGTGCGCTCGACCTTCGACGGCGCCGGCCACGCAAAGGACCTCTCGAACTTTGAGAATCTAGTCACCTACTCGTCCGACTGGTCGAGCTGGACGGGCTGGCAGCACTCCGGCGAAAACGGCCAATGGCCGCATCTCGATCAACTGCGGGCGAACCCAAATATCGACTTCGTGTCCTTCGACAACTACTTACCGCTGACCGATTGGACGACCGCCGTCAACGGAGGTTTGGACGGCGACGAATGGCTGACGCCAAGCTATGCCGGTGACTGGCCGCCGCCGTCCGGGTCGCTGAGCGGTTTGGGCTTCACCGGGCCGCCGACGATCTATTCAACGCCTTATCTCAAGGCGGGGATCGAGGGCGGTCAGTATTTCGACTGGTTCTACAACGACGGCACCGCCGGCGCCTTTGCAGCTCGCGGCCTCGATCCCAACGGCTCTGACCTCCAGGTGACGCTGCCCGTCGGCGATCGGCTGGCTCAGGCTCGCAACCCTTATCAAGTCGATCAACAGATTCTGGCGCCGAAGCAGCTCCGCTGGTGGTGGAACAATTTCCACTACGCGGTCTATGCGACGCCATCGAGCGGCGGCGCTTGGGTTCCAAATGGTCCTCGGACCCAGTGGGTTCCACATTCGAAATCGATCATCACGCTAGAATATGGATTCGCCGCTTGCGACAAGGCGACAAATGAGCCGAACGTATTTTACGACGCGAAGAGCACGGAGAGCGCGACCGCCTTCTGGTCGATATGGGACCCCGCCAACAACCTGAGCTACTTGCCGCGTCGCGACGATACAATCCAGGCCATGGCGTTGGAGGCAGTCTACGAATACTGGAACGTCGACGGCAACAACATGACCTTCGACGGCGTCCCGATGCTGAACTGGACGTTTTGCTGCGTCTGGAATTGGGACGCGCGGCCCTTTCCAACGTTTCCTGACAACACCTCAGCTTGGGGCGATACCGGGAATTGGCAGCAGGGCTTCTGGACGAACGGCGTCCGGGACACGCTGCCGCCCGCAGCGCCCAGTGCGCCGCCGACTCCAGGTGCGTATGCAGTCTTCCCCAGCCTGACAACGCTTGCTTGGTCTGTTCGCATCAGGCCCAGATTCTCGACGCTGTCGGCCCAGCACGTTTCAGGACGCGAGACGCGGATTCCGCAGTACGCAAATCCCTACTTTGATACAGAGCTCACCTATGAAGTCTTGCGCGCCGATCCCGCCCACGCGGAATTGCAGACCATCGCGGGCTTTTTCGCAGAAACAAGCGGCGAAGATGAGCCATTCTGGATCGAGCCTCCCGGCGTGAGCGCAGCCGTCGGCCAGGCTATCGGAATCGGCAATGGCTTAACGACAGACTTTCCCCTGGTAACATCGTTCGGGGAATATTCCGGTCCGGTCTATGGGACGTCCGGAGTGTCGGCAGTCTATCTCAATGGCGTCGCCCAGACCGCCGGATGGAGCGCCGGGGCGCGCTATCTGCCGACGATCACTTTTGCGACGGCGCCGGCCTTGGGGCTCGAGGTTACGGCCGATTTTGGCGTCCTGTGGCTCTGCCGCTTCGCCGACGACATCCAAGACTTCCAGGAATTCATGTCGATGCTGTTCGAGTTCCGAACCTTGAGACTGATGACGGTTCGGCCATGAGTGCGCCGCCATCGTTTCCCGCGCTGCCAGGCCTCGGCTGGAGTGTGCACAAAAGGCCGATATTCTCGACCATCGTCGCGGGCCATTCTTCCGGTCGAGAGGTTCGCGACCCGTTGTATCTGAATCCAATCTGGCAATTCGAGCTGACGTTCGATGCCCTGGATTCCTCAGCCAGCACCTATCCGGGCGCCGGGGCCAACTCCTTGCAGGCCCTTATGGGCTTCTTTCTTGAGCGCCAAGGCCAATATGGCGCCTTTCTTTATGATGACCCCACTGATTCCGCCGTCGTCAACGGTCCCATAGCCCAGGGCGACAGCTCGACCTCGACTTTCACCTTCATCCGCTACATCGGCGCGTTTTTCGAGCCGGTCGGGTGGGTGACGTCCGTGTCGAACGTCTATCTCAATGGCGTCAACCAGGCGTCGGGATGGTCGATTTCGCCGCCCAACTCGCTTGCGTTCGCCTCTGCGCCGGCTTCCGGCGTCGCGATTTCGGCGACCTTCGCCTTCGCCTTCCAATGCCGCTTTGATTCCGACGAAATGGACTTTGAACAGTTCATGTCGGCTTTGTGGAGAGTAGACAGTCTCAAGTTTAGATCGGTGCGAACGTCATGAGCATAGCGCTGGGTGAATGGCGTTCGATCAGTGACCCGCCGGCAATCAATGAACCGGTCGCGCTGGTCTGCATGCCCAGAGACGGGTCAGCGCCGACGTTCAGCCAATACACGGTTGGATGGCTCTACGCGCCGTCGGATTGGAACGTCCAACGGATCCCAGTGGGGTGGCCGGCGACACATTGGAGATCGCTCGGTGCGCCGGCCCAACGAGCCTAATCTTGGCGGAAAATCGCGATGGTGATCGATGAAAGCTACCACGAGCGCCGTCCGAACTCTCCTTAGCGCGGCGATGGCCGCGTCCGATGCGCCGATCGCTTTCGCCGAGTGCTTCACCTCTATCCAGTGCTCCAACCATGGGATACTGCCTACGACCTCGGGCCGCACGACGAGCATATCCAGATCCACAAGAGCTTCGCTTCGCTTTACCATGCTGGAAGGCCCATAGTTCCTGACGGGCCTGATTTCTGGAGGTCGCGCGGCGGTCCCTACGACTATCCGCACCCAGGCTACGCTTGGGCTTGGCAGCGCCGAGTTCTGGACCGAATCGGAGGCCTTTTCGAGGTCGGTGGCATGGGGTCAGGCGACCATACGATGGCCCTGGGGGTTGTCGGCAAAATCAATTGGTCAATGCCTTCGGGCACCAGCGATGGCTTCCGTAGGGCCTCGATCACATGGGGTGATCGCGCTGCGCGGGAAGTTAACGGAAAGCTTGGCTTCGTGCATGGCACAATCGAGCACCCGTTCCATGGGCGAAAAAGCGATCGCGGCTATCAATCGCGTTGGGCGATGTTTCTCGACAATAGCTTTGACCCCGTCACCGACCTCAAGCGCAATACCCACGGCGTCCTCGAATTCTCGGGAGCAAAACCCGACCTTGAACGCGCTTTCGACCGATACCTCCGCTCACGGGAGGAGGACGTCAATACGCTAGCGTAAGAGAACTTTGCGGATCGCCACGAAAGGCATCCGCGAAAGCCAAGGTAGCGGCCCCGCGGACCCGACAAGCGCCTGCGTGGGCTCGTAGGGAAGAACGGTGCCCGCGCAGCCAAAGCACCTGCTCCAACTTTTGAGACGGACTTGTTCATGACGGATTTTCTTCCCACCCTTCTCTGGAAGCCTTCCCTCAACTTCTCAAGCCGTCATGGCACGCGTGTCGACCTTATCGTGTTGCATGACTGTGAAGGCGGCTATGAAGGTTCGATCAAATGGTTCGCGTCGAGCCAGTCAAATGTCTCGGCGCACCTGGTCGTTCGCGAGGACGGGAGCGAAGCGACGCAAATGGTCGACCTTGCTGACAATGCCTGGCACGCCTGCGCTTTCAACCGGCGCTCCGTAGGCATTGAGATGGGTGGATTTGCGAGCCGCGGCTTTGCCCCACCCTTGCTTGCGACCGTGGCGCGCATCTCTGCCTACTTTTGCCATCACCTTCAGATCCCTGTTCGTCATGCGCGCGCTGGAGTCGGGCCCGGCATCGCCTCGCATCACGATCTCGGACCTCAGGGGGGCGGCCATCACGATCCCTCCGACGATCCGGCGTTCATGGAAGCATTCGTTCGAATGGTCGATGACGAGTATCGCAAGGGCCATTTCCCCGATGTGTGGCAGGCGCGCAAGCAGCAGAAAGCCTGTTGGCTCTCGCCCGACAGTTTGAAATTGGTCCCCGTGAACTCGGCAGCTCAGCCGGTGCCGGACGTTCACACGATCGGCGGACTCCAACAGGCGCTCAAAATGCTTGGCCACAGCATCACCGTCGACGGCGACTATGGCCCCGAAACGCGCCAAGCCGTCACCAGCTTCCAAATGCACGCCGGGATCGTCGCCGATGGAGTTGCCGGCGCGCAGACGGAAGCGCAACTGACCAAGGAACTGAGGGACCTGCGTCTAGTCGATGCCTAAAAGTCGAGACATCCGTCAGCCCACACCGACTCCGGGTCGCCGGCGACGGTCCTGAAGGAGGATGACATGAACTCACCGGAAAGCCCACCTTGGGGCTTTCTTCAATGGGCGATCGCGGGATTGGCCTCAATCGGAGCGAGCGGCGCAGCATTCGTCTGGCGATCGATGACTCGGCTTCACGCCCTCGAGAGCGCAGTCAAACAGCACCAGCACGACCTCGAAGCGTCGCAGTCAGCCAATGAATCCGCGCTCTTGCGTCTGGCTGAACGCCTAGCGTTGCTGCACGACGATCACTATCGGCTGCGCGAAACAATCGGCGCGCTTCCCAGTCGTACGGACATTCATGATCTGGAGCTTCGGTTAGGGGAGCGCATGGAATCTCTGGCAGTTCGCTTCGATCGAGCTTTCGACCCTCGT